TCATTGGGACAATCTCTGTCTCATTTAATTCATTCAGTCGTGTCATGAATCGGATACTATTTGCATCAATCTCCTTTCTAAAAGATTCACCATGCTCTTTTAGTTTGTTTTCTATATCTAGTTGAAATTGCTCAAACACACCGTCCACCTTAGACTTCATATGATCGTGAAACTCTCTATGCTCCTTATTACTTTCTTCAAGCTTTAAATTGCTCATATCGAGTTTTTTATCAAGATTATCAAAGCTTCTAAGAAGATTATTTTGACCTTCTATTAGCCCACCAACCATCATTTCTATAGATTTAGGCATGTTATTAAATTATACACTGATGCCATCCAAAGTGCCCGACCAAAACACCTAAGGCGAATATGAATAAAATCAAAACAAATATATTCTTTAGCCTTTTGCCTATACGATATGATATGGTGTACTGTGTTTTTACACCATCTTTATATCCCATATACAAAGCAAATAGATCGTACAGAATCCATACAATTATTGTGCCTATTACGAATATATCTGTTAATTGCTCCATGTTATTCTTCTATTTTTTCTCCTACTAATACTGTACCATCCTCATTTATTGTGTACTCATATGGTGGTGTTGGTGGTGTCCATGTTGGGTCTAGGGCTAGGATATATTGAATTGTGAGCCCTGCTACCTCAAATAACTTATAAGCATCATGCCCGAACTTAGTAGATACCTCTTGAGGTGTTACATGTGGGTTATTCCAAACTAATGCAAAAGCATTAGTACATTTATCTTTTATCATTTCGAGTGTAGAACTATTCTCTTGTATGATGTTTGATACCTCACGATTTATAATTTCACTTCTACTAGCATTTTCTGTTGTTTTAAATATATCCATATAATTATTTATTATTGATAAGCCTGACAAATATAATACAAGTGACCGCCAGCGAGGGATGCTGATAATCCAAACGTGACTGAACTTGTAGATATTGAGGTTATAGAAGCGAGCGATACTGTGCTATCTGTCGATACGGTACAAACCGGTGTCGTTCCACTAGGGTAAGCGTTGGCAAAAGTCATAGTACAAGCTGTTACAGATACGCCAGAGCCTGTTGTGATGTTTCCTGTTCGATCATTTCCTCCGATTGTAGGTGAAGTGCCACATGTTGAAAGTGTTGGTACAGGACCTTGAGTGATTAGATGTATGAATTGGTCTATTCTTTCGGCGATGTATGTAGTAGCAGATATTACTTGCGCGACCACAAAAGAAGACATAGATGTAGAGTTTAGAACGGCAAATTTTGCCATAGGAGTCGTGGTACCTACTCCAAAGCCATCTGCGAAAGTAGATGTTGCTGTCGTTGATGTAGCGACCAATGATGGGATAGTTAGAGCATTATAGAATGTATTAGTACCTGTCCAAGTATTATTTGTTGATAGGAGATTTTTAGTATCTATGACTTTTATCCAATTTGCACCATCTGATATAACTTTAATACCTTGATATTGAGATAGGGTTATTGCTCCAGATGATTGCCCGGAGATTGTTTGAGAACTTGTTGTATTGATTGTAATAACACCTGTACCAGAGTTATAAATATAATACTCACGCCCTGAGATTGATACCGCTGTAGGTAGAGTAACGTTAAATGTACCTGATGTAGCATTGTAAATATGTCCAGATACATTTGCTGTAAAGTTAGCTGTCTTTGCCTCATAAGTTGTCCCTATGTTGCCAGTTATCCTCGAGTTATTACCCATAGTTAAATCTTTTCCTGAATCAAGTGAAATACCTTGTTTTGCATTAAAGTTTAAGTTTACTGCTAAAACAACACCTGACACTGTTTGAAGAGTATTATCTGCTATAGGATTACCGCTACTATCACTTCACCAGTAGTAAGTGTTTGTGCCTGAGCCTAGTCCAACAAGCAATTTATTTCGTACATTACTTGCGTTTGTGAGGTATAAATCACCACTTTGATATTCAAGTCCTCCTGCAACAGGTGATGATGGAAAGTTTGCTGTATTTGCAAACAGTAGTTGAGTGATTGAAGAATTACCAGAGTTTATTTTTAGTCGTGCATTACTAACTGCCCCAGTACCCAATCCCATATTGCCGTTATTCAATAAGCTCCACAGATTTGAATTACTAGAGTTTGTAAGGTTGGCTATTACACCTGTGTCAGAAGCTCCAGGCCGTTGATAGAGTGTTAGGCCACTATCTGTAGTATTTTTAGGTTGGATAGCTACCGCAGAAGCTGGGTCTTGAGCAAAACTACCGTACGCACTACCAAAAATAGCTGTATCTATATTAGTATCAAATACACCTAATACTCCACCAGTACTACCATTGAAAGTAGTATTACGCCCAGACACACCTTGTGTGTTAAAGAAGTTGCCAGATTGAGCAAGTGTTACGAATGGTGTAGCTGTTGAACCAAATTTAAAAGTATTATTGTAGTTACTAAAAAACATATTTCCACCACTACCAATCGCAATCCTACCTAATTCGGCTAGGTCTGATGTAAATGAAAGGCCGGAGTTTTCACCTGCTCCAGGAGTTTTGTTATAAAGTTCTAAGTGAACAGGATCTGCCGATGTTACGTCTGTTCTATCGAATCTAGCAGTTACACCCGGTGCCGATGTAGGTGTTAGAGTACTAGATGTGTTACTCCATGTTATTTCTGTATTGTCTTGATACGTTGTTCCTGAAAGGGCATGATATGAGTACGCACCTCCGTCTATTGAGCGACCGATTTTGTATGTTGCACCCGATACAGTAGCGTTTGCTAAATCAATAACATAGTACTTACCGTCATTAGGGTCGGTTGTAGTAGCTGTTATGTAGCCTGAAAATATAGATAAACCATTTATCGTTTTATTCGCATAAAATCTATACACTCGGTCAAGGTTTGCACCATTAGATAAGAATCCAACACTATTAGGAGTTACTGAAGTACCTCCAACAGCAGCATTTGTTTGGGTAAAAGAAGACACTGTAGTACTGTCATATATATTTCCATTGCGATAAGAAGACTCAAGGACCTTTAATCCTGTAGCGCTTCCAAAAGTAGATTGATTATGTTGGATTACATAACCATTAGCAGGGTTTGTATCTGTGAATGAATATGTTTTAGGTGTTGTTGCATATTTCAAACTAGGTGATGTGACAAAACCATAATCTGAAAAGTTTCTTGTAATACCGGAATAACTAGATATTGCAGGAGTTGTAGCAGGTGGTGTACCTAAAGAGTTTAATGAAATTGTACCAGAGTTTCCACCATCATAGCCGTACACAGGAGTTCCATTTTGTTTTAAAATAATTATTTGCCCATCCCCATCACCAATAGTATAAGTTCCATCTACGGAAAAGGTACTACTATCATTAGCATCAGTTCCTAGACCGTATGAGCCAGGAGAGGTCACAAAGTACTTTACTCCGTCTAAACCAGTTCGATACGTCCACACCTCTACTTCCCATGATGATCCGTCCGCGGCGTATTGCCCTCCACCGTAATTAACACTAGGGCTACCGCTACTAGCTCCTGTTAAAGATGTATTGAATTGAGGAAAAGCTATTGTGGAAAATATGGATGGTAAAGCATCTGCGCCGGATAAAGTTCCATCGTCATTATATGATGTCACATTTCCTACGTCTTTAGTCCAGTTTGGATTACCTGCACTTGCTGAACCGCTAGATGTTATAACGTATCCATCCGCACCACTAATAGCAGACCATGTATAAGCAATATGATAATTATTTGCATCGTTATTGTCACCAAAGTTGTATGCACTCGCAGTACCTACATAGTATTGTGAACCGTTTATAGTTTTATACCCATAGACGTTAGTATTTATACTTGTACCACCGTCTGCTAGGTATAAAGCAGAGCCATCAGTCACTTGTGTACCAGTCTGTCCAATACCACTAGAATCACCAGGAGCATCTATTTGCGTTGCACTAGCTGTAGTTGGTGAATCTATCGCTACATCCTCTACAAGAGTAGCAGTGGCTGTTGCAGGGGTATCTAGAGTATCTCCTACTGTTGCATCTACATGTAGAGCAGCCATTGGAGAGGCAACTTGTATACCTAGTCTTTTGGTTATATTCTTCCATACAAAATTACTATCCGCACCAAATGCTCCACTATTATTGAATTGAACATAACTATCTGACCCGGCCGGAGTACCTCCACCACCACCTGTACCACAATCAGTACCTGTAGAAGTTAAAAGTCCTGTAGCTGAGAATTGCGCACATCCAGATCCATAGCCAGATAGTTTGAGAGATTTGCCATACACACCCTGTGTGATTGCAATTTCTGGAGTAGTTGTGGCCTTCCACTGGTCGAGTTGTTGAATAGTTCCTGATCCACCACCAAAGATTGATTCTTGCGGAGTAGAATGGAAAAACTCTAATATCCCAGCATATGCTGTAGATACTAGAGCTAGTGATATAATAGATGCTAGAATTATTCTTTTATACATTGTGAATAAAAGAATACTATTTTTTAGTTTTTTGTCGCGCTAATAATGATCTGAAAAAAGAGTTTCCATCTCAATCCTTAGGATCACCGATATTTTTCTTATGTGGGATAGCTTTGGCTTTGTCTTGCCCAACTTCCAATGATACACAGTTTGGTGAGACACTCCGAGCTGGGTGGCCAGCCATTTTACGTCTTTACCTTGTTTTTTAAGTTCTTTGTAGAATGTTTTCATTATCTTCCATTTATTATTGATACAACATCTCTTTCTGAAGAAATTTCCTTTCTAAATTGCTTCAGATCTGCCTGGCCTAATTTATCTTCTAGTCTAATATTCATACCATTATATGATAATGCTGAATAAAATTTGACCTCTCGACCATCTTTCATTGTGAATGATTCGTTCATAATTATTTTTTCTTAGTTTTATAAAGTGGTTCTAAAATTGTGCCTTTGTCCGTCATAATCATTCTTACGCCTTTCTTATTGCCTTGTAGTCCTAGCGTTTTTGTATTGTCCTTGTGCTTTCCATGTTTTTAATCTATTCATATTATTTTATAGTGTTAAAGTCATTAATAATATTCTCGCATTGCTCTTTGGTTACTATTTCACCTGTAGACTGTAAGAAACAAAAACCTTGATTTGTTTTTAGTAGATAGTCGCTGATTTCGCATGCTTTTTCGTATGTCATAATTATTTTATATTAAGCGTAACTTGTAAAATGTTTTGGTTTACCTTCCCACATCCAAGCGCTCGCGTAACTGTTGATATTTATTGTATTTTGGTCTCTAACGAGCTTTCGCATAGGCTCTCCAATGAATACTCCCGGCTTTGGCATTGTCTCACCCTGCTCCCAAGCTGTCGGTGTTCTCTCTTGAGCAAGCTCTCTAATCTCCACAGAGCGTGAGCCGATAACCTTTGTCACTTGATAGAAGTCAATGTTTGTCTGTTCGTATCCCCAACTTGAATATAGTATGGCACCTTCTTTCAATGTTGATGGTGCAAGTCTCTTTTCCTTTCGTTCTTGCTTTGACTTTGCAATGGCTTTCAACCGATTCTCCCACTTAGTAATGAATTCATGTCTCTGTTCGATAGTCTGGAAATGATAGTAGAAGTCATACTTTGCTTTCTTGCCACTAAATCCCATAGCGACATAAGGATGCTTAATCTCTTGTAATGTCGTCATGTAAAGGTCTGTACCTGTCATTGAGATAACTTTCTGCATGCTCCCTGGTTTGATATAAAATTCTCTTGTTAGTTTTTGCATAATGTTTTTAAATTAATGATTAATGTATTCCGCTCACTGCCTCGACCCAAACCTCGCCCTCACCTGCAACCGGAGTGATGAGAAATCTTTGCTTTCCCCAGGCCTCCTTGATGTTAATGATCGTGACTTCAACCTTCAATCCTCCGAGAAACGCATAACCCTTTTTGTTCATAAATTTTTCAAATAGTTCTTTCATTTTATTATCTTTTTAAATTATCTAAAGCGTAGTGGATGACCTTTCCCCTACATTTATATTATACGCAAGTTAAAAATAAATGCAAGTAATAATTGCATAAAAAGATGTGGATAACTTTAGCCTTATAAAATAAGGCTAAAATAAAAAAAACACCCTTTCGGATGTTTTTTCTGAGACCACTCGCTTCCCACTGGGATTGGATACCCACTATTGGCATTACTGCCAAAAGCCTTGTCCGTCTCAATCTGACTATATCATACTATTGATTTATACGCAAGTTAATAACTTTCGTATTCCTCCTTAGTGATATGATCGTTTGCTATGATAGCATCTGTAACAATCTTAGTATCATTACCTATGCGAGATTCATTTTCACCTTTACCTTTAGCAAAAGCAACCTCGTTTTCGATGTCTACTCTTACAACTTTATCGTGAAAATCTGATATATAGTATTCCATGTTCTCTACATTACCTTAATTTACCATAATACGCAAGTGACTTATCCACAAGGTTTTTACCTTTTTTACCAAGCTTATCTTTAAAAGAAAGTGATCTATACTCCTCATATATTTTGTGTCCAAGCCCTCCTTCAAGTCCAGTTTCCTTTTGGATTTGATTATACAAATCTTCTCCCAATATACGTTTAGCAAATTCTGGTTCATTTTTACCAAAAGTCATCTTAGGTGACACTATCTGTGTTTCAGCAATGAGTCCGGATGGAGTTTTTATATTATAGATTACACCTTCATAACCCATGAATTTATCTGCAGTTTGTACTTTCTTTTTATATATATCTGGTCTTGCATCCATTTTTGCAATGACTTCATTACTTGATTTCACTGTCTTTGGCACAATTGTATTTCTTGCTAGGTCTTTGAGATTTTCTACCTTTCCATCATCTTCTAAAATAGTTTTTTCAATAGATCTATCGAATGATTTTACCGGAGCCTTAGCGGTTACTAGATCTGGATTACCAGATACAATCTTATCAATTTCAGAATCTATATACTCTTTTGCTTTTGGGGCTTGCGCTATTTTGCTATTTAACTCAGATTCAATCTTTGAATAATCAATTCTATTAGTTTTAGCAACTTCTTTTAACTTCTCAAAATCTACAGTTTTTCTTAATACTCCAGGAGCTGGATTAGTTGGTAGGATTTCGCCTGGGACTTTTTTTATTGGTGCTATATTGACTTGCGTAGGTTTCTCTGGTAGTATCTTGGGTATGACAGTATTAGGAATTATATTATTTTTACTTTGGGTAGGAGCAGCGGTCCGTAACAAACTATTGTACGGAGTCTGGTTCTTATAAGGTAGAGTATCCACAGCTTTGAACATCTTCTCAATCGCTCGGTTGGGATTATTAAGGTATTTATAGAACTCAGCAATAGCTTTCTGAGTACCTCCTTGGATAATCGCTTGAGGATTTAATGTTAAAATACCGCTCGCTAATTGTCCTCCAGAGAATATATCAGTAAAGTCAATCAAGCCTTTATTATTTTTTCGCGCATCACGAAGGGTTGCTTTTATTACATCTTTTTCAATAGCTTTGAGTGACCCATATTGCCTTTTTAATGCTCCATACTGAGTACCAGTAAGACCAGTAATCCCTTCATCCAAGGCCTTTCGCATATTGTTCACTACCATCGCATCAATAGCGGCCTGGCTTGCTGTATCGTAACTAGGATTTCTATAGAAAGCCTCAAGTGATTTATTGTAATTTTGAATAACCTCCTGTGAAGTCAAAGCCTCAAGTGATCCAGCATCAGTAAGTCTTTGTTTTAGTTCCTCAGCATATTTAATTGCCTTAGGATTCGTGATAGCAAGTGCCTTGTTATTTATTACAGTATCTAGTTCGGATGCAATAGGTATCATATCAACTTTTACACCAGCATCACCAGCCTCTTTTGCTAGTGCATCATATTTTGCAAATACAGATTTCTTAGTCTGTTCCACAGAATCTGCTAGTTCTTGCAGTGATCTAGGTGTTTGACCCTCTATCAATCCACCAGCTTCATCAAAAAATTTTAGATTTGGCTGGTTTTCTTTGATTGTCTTTACAGCAGAAATAACATCCTCACGATAATTTGAGAGTTGGTTTGGGGTTGTTTTTGCCGGGATTAGAGGTTTTACACCTTTTTCAAATTTATTTAAAATAGTCTTTTCAATATTTGCCTCACTTTTTTGGGTAAGTGTCTTGACAGTATCTGAAACTACAGTTTTTACTTTTGGTACAATATTTGTAAGACTTGTGTCGGCTCCTCGAGTAAATATTTGCCCTGTTTCTGCTATAACATCAGTCGTCTTTGCTCCTGCTACTTTTGGTCCTCCATATATCATAGATGGAATAAGCAGAGGATTCTCAATACCTGTTTTTGCAACACCTTCTACAATATCTCCAGCGGTTTTTGTTATACCACCAGTTACACTATCTGTCGCAATAACATTTTTCTCCAGAGGATTATATATAGCACCTCCGACAGCTTCTGCCCCTTTCATTACAGTATCTCCTACACCTTGAGCAATAGCTTTTAGGCCTCCGGTAAATCCAGCTGTCTTAAATATATCAATAATATTACTAGCACCTTTAGATATATTTGCACCAATATTTTGGGAATTCTCAGTATCAAAAGGATTCACTGGTGCAATAACTGACCGAGTAAAATCACGCGCTGATGATGGAATGTTTCCAATTGTTTTTGCTACGTTTGGCAAGATTGTATTAGCACCGCCCTCGCTCGCGGGGAATGATGGTCCAGTTTTTGTAAAGAATGACTGATTAGCCGGCTTTACCCCAAGTCTCTGTGCTTTTTGTAGCAAAGTTTCTTGAGGAGCGGTAGGCAACACAGATTGAGTAACAGGTGCTCCCGCTGGTTTCATTCCGAGTCTTTGAGCTTTTTCTAATAGTGTCTCTGCCATTTTATTTTGATTTTAGTGCTTTTATTTGTTCTTCTGTATATCCTGCATCACGAAGTTGTTGATCTTCACTTACAGGGGCAACACTTTGATTTGCACCACCTGTATCTACATTATTTGCTTTAAGGAGAGCTTTTTTAACTCTTGCAAGTTCGGTCTTAAAGTCTGTCTCTGGTAGGTCAGCACTAAGTGATGTACCAGCGTTTTCAAGTGTAGCACCCTCTGTATCAGACAATGCACCAGTACCTTTCAAGTATTTGATATTTACAAGTTTAATATTAGCTTTCAATTTATCAAGTTCAGACAAGAATCCTGCAGACTGACTTCCTGATATTGTTTTTCCGTATCCAAGTAGTAAGTTGGTACCCACCGCTCCACTTAATCCAGGGTGTTTTTCAAGTGCGAGAATAGAATCGTAAGCACCTTGTGCTAATTCATTACCACCTGTTGCTGTATAAACTTTAGACATAGCTTGATTTATGAGAAGTCTATTCTTTTGAGGGTATTCATTGAGTTTTGATTTACCATCGAGAATAGATTGTGCAGCGGCTTGAATTTCTGGAGGGTATGATTCAAGACCTCCTGCTCTTGTACCATATCCACTACCCGCTGCACTTGCTTGACTCGGAGTCAATCCTTTATTAATAGTTACAAGCTTACTTGGATCTCCATCCCAATTATCTGGAATCGCGAGAATTCTATTACCTGCATCAATTGTCTTTGAATAGCCAGGTGGAATACCTAGGTCAAGTGTCTCAATAGATACTTTACCAGTAAGAGGATTTTGTTTTGCAATAACATATTTACCATTCTCTACTCTCTTATCCAAAATCTGATCTTGTGGAGTATTCAAAACAAACGCACCTTTTAGAGCTTCTTCTCCACCAAATTGTTCTGCTAGATATTTGAATGACTCTGGATCAGTTGTCTTTAATCCTTCAAAAGTAGCTCCTCCAGATGCAAGATTTGTAAGTTGAGTATTTGCTTCTTCAGCAGCTGCTTTTCTATTTGCAATACGAGTTGCTTCGTCAACTCGATCATTCTCTCTTTGTATTTGTGATTGTTTTAGTGCAGATTCACGAATATTACCTAGAAGAACATTCATTCGAATCATCGCTTCCTGTTTTATTTTTTCATTTGCTTGCTGTCCTACTTTTGTAGTTGTTTGTTGATTGATGTCTGCTTCAGTTGATCCAGCGAGTCCTGTTAGAGTAGATATTGCAGAAGTTGAGCGATCATTTTTTTCGTTAATTGGTGCTTGTTCTTTTAGGAGTGTTTGCTCATAAGCATTAAGATTATTTATCTCTCCTTGAGCAGAATTAAGCATTTCTTCTTGAATTTGTTGCGCAGATTTTGGAGGGGTTGGTACTACCTCACCAGTTTTACTGTTGTAAGATTGACCATTTGTGCCTGTATAAGTATATCCAGTATCAACCTTTGGTGTTGTCACAGTCCTATTTATTGGCTCTGGTGCTGGTAAAGCTTTTCCAGTATTTGTATCAAATTTAGCCTGTCCTATGACATTACCAGAAGTATCCTTTACATCTTCACCATATTTGTATTGTGGGATTGTTGTGTCCATATATTATTTTACCATCTTACTATTACAATTCCTTGTGCACCTGTTCCTCCAGAAGCAAATCCAGATCCTCCAGCACCACCAGCTCCTCCAGAACTACCATTAGCACCATTACTACCAGCTGTAGCATATAAATAACTTCCATTTGTACCAAAAGTAGACCATTCTCCAGCAGCACCTACATATAATTGTATTGTGGATGTCCCAGTTACATCTACATTTTCCATAGAAAATCCACCTGCTCCTCCTCCTCCTCCTGATGGGTTGGAAGTATTACCTGGATCAGCACCCCCTCCTCCTCCTCCAGCCTGAACAGTCACGGATAATTTAGTCACACCACTTGGAACAGAAAATGTTGTTGTTCCAGTTGATGAAAATACTTGACTATTTTTACCAATATTCATTAATGGAATACCTGTAGTAAATGAAGTAGAAGTGGCCAATGTTACTGTAGATGGCAAATTTGTATTTGCAAATAGTGTTGAAGTAGCAATAAAGTTATTATCTATCTTATTACTTCCATTAGTCACCACTACTTGATTTGCTCCGGTTGAATTGTATGTAGATGATGCGATACTTGCTGGTAATGCTAGTCTACCAACTGTACCACTTGAAGTTCCGTTTGCTGCTTCTGTACCTGTCGCAAGTTCCACAAATCCTCCAGAAGTTTCAGTAGCTGTCAAAACATTCCCAGCATTTAATGCTGCGGATGTTACATATCCTACACTAGCGATATTATTTGTATTTAAAGCGAGAGTTGAAGTACTGACAGTTGAAGCATATCTAATAGGATTTTCAAAAGTATCCTCTCCGTTATTTTGAGCTTTTAGAATTTGGATTATTGGAAAGTCAGTGATTTTTACGTTCGCACCACGTCTATGTGCAAATTTAAGAATAGCCACAGTGGTTGTGCCCGTTGATTGACTAATACCCCTAGATATACCTGTTACTGAAGTCCCAGATACTGTACCGCAAAGGGTTTCTGCCTCTGCCTTTCCCTCATCTACAGTCAAACAGTTATATCCTGATATTGAACCTCCACCTCGGACTGCATTCGCACTCAAAGTCATTGATGTAGCAGTCGAAGTAATTGGAGATGCTAGTGATGTCTCAAATACCGCAGTTGCTCCTGGGAGTGCTGCTCCAAGGTTTACGGATTGAGTAGGTTGCTCGATAATTGAAACTGGGTTGAGTACTGCTCCAATAAAAAGAAATGGTGCTAAGATTGTCGCAATGATTTTGGTAAATAGGTATTGCATGATTATGAATTATTATATTAATTATTAATATTTTGTCGCGCTACACTATTCTTACTGGTATATTCTTCCGTCCTTTATCTCTTATATCCTTAAATGTAAAATTATTTACTGAAACGAATCCAACACCTATTGCCTCAATCTTTATTTGGACATTCACGAATCTATCGCTATTTATTGGAAAATCCAATTCATAAGGATGTGCAGTTTCAGCGCCTCCACCTCCAATTACCTTAGATCCGATTGTAGTACCACCAATATAAGTATTTATTCCACTATCAACATAAGCTCCTCTACCGTCAATTGTATATTTTAAAGAAAATGCTCCACCATCAAAAGCAAGACTAACTTGAAGTTGTTGGTCCGGTTGTATTAGCCCATCCATAACCATTCTACGACAATTTTTTAAATGATCGCTACCTAAATCAAGATCGCTTGATAACCAGTAGTTATCTATAATTTGTCCATCATCATCAAAACCTGAAAATAGAGTGTATATATTATTTGAAATAGAATCCCCCGCAACCAGAGTACCATTGTACTCAACTAAACAACTTGCATAATAGTCAAGCTTATCCCAAGTTTCAGCAACAACATTGTGAATCCACATTATTGAATTGAATGTATTTGCAACCTCATTTATCTTTTCTTGAACACAGAATATTTCATAGTCACCCCATCGGTAAGCTATACAATAATCGAAGCCATAAATAGATAAATCCAAAGCATCAGAAATAGGTAAAGGTTCAATAGTTTGAATATTTGTACCTTGTAACACTTGTAGTCTTCGTAATTTTGGGTCCGCTGGTCTTGACAAGTCAGCTAATATAATACCTTTATCGGTTTGATATGCTGATCGATTATACGGGATACCAATATTTCGATAAGGCAAGTTTGTACTTGTTGTATCATCAAGGGTTGCAGTAAATTGCCATGTCTTTAAAAGGTGCATACAATATTCGATATTATTGATATTCCAAATTGCCATCAAGTTTCCTCCACCATCATCTTGTCTGAATGATTTTCCTTGACCGTTTGCACCACCTGAATAATCAAGTATTCCTGCCGATGTAGACGTTTCGTGGTAGTAAGACCCTGTTATTGCCTGAGCCCCAGCAGGTGCGGTATTGAAAGTTACACTATAAGCTCCAGTTGAATAGTTTATAGTTCCTGTACCACCAAGACTACCGATAAGATTTCCATTTCTATCATCTGTGAATGTCTCCACAGTATCTGTGATACTTATATACATTAAAGTTTTGCCAGATCCAACAACCGCTAAAGTTCCAGTAAATGTCACTGTAGCACCATTTCCTGTTCCAATTGATTCACCTGTAACCTGAGTAAAATCAGATAACTGATCTTTATCGATGTATGATAAGTAAAGTCCTGTCTTGTCTCTATTACCCGCTACAGTACCATTTCTCTGCCCTGCAAAGCTTCTATTTTGACCTATATGGAATACTCCCCAACGATAGTTGGACACGAGTTGATCAACAGCATTCCCTGGGTTAGCAACTGGTATTTTGTAAACACTACTATTTGGAGAACCAATATACATAAAAGACCCTGCAAGGCCCTGGTATGCTTGCATCCAAACATCTTCACCATCTGCCTTAATACCTAATAAATCTGTCCCAACCTCAATATTATCATCAGTAATTGTATCGTAATATTTTACTTTTTGACCATAAGAATACCAAAGAACTTCAGTAGTATCATATCTAATACCTTTACCTATTCCAGTTACCTTACCAACTCCAGTGACTTCTGTAAGACCTTTGCGAGCATATCCACGTCTTAGTGATATAGAATCTTTCTCTCGTGAAGTAATCCAATTTTTAGCATCTGGAGAAACACCAGGCTTAAGAGTTTTTATGTCTTTTACTGCTGTATTAGTTCCAAAAAATTGAGATATTGTGAAATCTGGAAACATTTTATTTATTATTCATATCTATTAATGGCACCACTCCTTGGATACCCTCCAGGATACTCTGTTGGATCATTACTCTGAATTGTAGCTAATTGCTTCTCATTGTCCCAAGTTACCATCGCATTCTTTAATGCGCGGAGTGTATCTCTATTTTCTGGCATCATTTGTCTGTTTATACTGTCATAATCCACAGCTCCTTTAAAAATTCCCGCAGCGTAATACCCAAGCACTGGTAAAAACCTTGCTGGAAATTTAGGCCATACCGCGCTCTCACTCGCTAAATCAATTGCATCAGAGGTAGACATATATGGGATATAAAGAGTTCCAGAGAATGGTACCAAACCATTTAGATAAAGTGTTTTGCTATTTTCATCATAAACACAAGTGTATGAAACGTCTTTGTATTCAAGTCTCTGATCAAAAGATTTTAGTCTGTAATATTCGACACGATCATTGCCATCAAATAATTTGATAACAACACCGTCTTGATTTACATAGAATCGTGAAAAATCTGTAATAGTAGATAGATCGATAGCAGTCTGCCAAGTATTGGACGTATCAACGTTTTTTGAACTATCAGTCTTTCGTAAAACCATCCAAGGTCTTTCCTCCTCGAGTATGGTCCGGGCATTATCCACAAGTGTGTCTAAAAGAGTCGCATTAATTGTATTATCTGCGTTTAATCCTGTTATAAAAGTAGTTAATTGTGCGCCAGTTGTTATCATAATTATAGTGTTATTTTACTAATGTCTATTTCTTTTACAGGAATTTTCTTTTCTGCCAAATCAATCTCTGCTTTCATTGAAACCATATTAAATGTTGCATCTTTTAGTATTTTTTTGATTTCATTTGGAATTTGCTTTACTAAAATATTTGCTAATGTATTTAACATAGTCACGACCTCATCTTTATTCAATTCTTGGTTATCATCAGAATCTTTTAAATGGTCAAGTACAGGTGATAAATCAGTAGGTGGTGTAACCTCTTTTTGTTCTATAAGATTTGCTAGATTTTTTAACCCATCAAGAATAGGATTAATATTAGTTTCCGATTGTGGTTTTGGCAATTCACTTATAGCCTTTAAAATATCATCCCATCTCATCTCATACTCTTTTGGTTCTGGGAATTCCGGTATTTCTATAGGTTCTGGCCTAGCTAGTTCAATTTCCTCTTTGATTATTCTTCGAAGTGTTCGCGCATCTATTCCACCACCGCCACTTCGACCATTTACTTCCTTATCTTCAATAAGATGTGAATTTTCCTCATCACCATAATTTTCACTTTTTGTAGTATACCCACTATCAGTGTACACAGATGTTACAATAGAAATCTCCCGACCAAGACCGGACGGATCAGCAACCACTCGCCAATTTTTTGAAAACCTCTGACCACCTTTATCATCAAGATTAAGCGTATCTAAAATCTCGTCAGTATAGGCATCTCGTATGACCGCACGAACATAATAAGTAGCAGTATCGGTATGGTTAGCGATTTGTCTGACCAAAGTAAAGTTTTTCTGTGGCCTTAATATCATTTTGTTTAATAATTATATAGAACTGATGCTTTACATGTATGTGTTCCGTCTGTTGTCTCTGTTACTGTTACTTTCATGAATCTGAATGAATCATTCTCTAAATCAAGAGCATATAGTTTCGAAGTGTTACTTGAAAGGGTCGCACTCGCTACTCTAGTCTTTGTTTGCGCGTTAGTATTTGTTACGTTGTCAATAAGTTTATTGAATGTTACATAATTTATACCATCCACAGATACTGTGACCGCAAAAGCGGATGATCCAGCACTATGATCGGCTCGAGTAAATTCAAGCGTAACCTTTTTAGCATTCTCAATATCAATTACTTCTGAAGTTGTTGTTGCCGTTACTCCATCTAAGACTTTAAATATTTTTGGTGTCATTTATTAAATAATTAATTATTAATTTTTAACCGACTCATCCCAGCCCTCCTAAGAGGACTGAGGGAATCGGCTAAAGGTTAGGACAAGTTCCGTACTGCGAGTACATTATGCCTGGAGTTGTCGATGCTTGAAACTTTAAAGCCGTAGCTGTTGAAGTTGCATAGAATTGAAAACATCCACCTGTAATTGTCGAAGTCGCTGTATTAGAAGTTGCTACTGTTAGTGTTCCACCACTGATAGTTAAATCTGCTTGAGAAAATCTATCAGTTTGTTGATACACTCCTCCCAATTTACCTCCCCCTGTTGAAACCGCGAAGAATAATAGACCAACTATAACTCCCGCGATGACTAGCCCTGCATTTTTTGCGAAGTTGTTCATATAGTTGTTTTAATTAGTTATTATCTTACTGTTGTTGAAGCTGAAGTAAATGATGAAGATGCAACCGCAAGCTGTACAATTTGTGGAGCTTGATCAACGAAGACCTTAATACCATAAACTGTCCAACAAATATAGTCTCTACCAATCTTTCCAGAAACAAAGTTCTCTTCCATTGAAGGGGTCTTTTGAACCACAAGAGAACATGATTTTGAAAGTGAGAATAGAACGTGTAGTTGTTGTTTTGCAGTTGTCCAAATATCTCCAGCTGGTGTAAGTGTTTCAGAAACAACCACTGTTCCCCATCCAGAAGATGTAAGAGTTAGTGTGTCTGTAGATGCACTATAAGAAGCTGTAATATTCTTCAAAAGTCTTCGGTTTGCTGCTGAAAGTTCAATATAGTTTGAAGCTCCAGGAGTTCCAGTACCATTGATTAGTTGCACAAGGTTTGCTGCTGCTAAGTCGTTAGTAGTAGAAATTGAGAAGTCTCCAGCCGCTGTCGCACCTCCGTTCGCTGTAGCTGTCAATACAACACCGTTGATAGTTATTGTATCTGCTGCTGTAGGAATAGTTGCGAACGCAAGCTCTGCTGTCCATGCGATTGAGTTTGAAACGAAACACTCAAATCCCATGAAATAACCAGAGTATCCATTTCGAGATACTTGATCTCCAAGAAGAGTATCTTTACCTCCGAGGAAAAGCTCGATGTAAGAAAGTATTTCAGGAGAGATAGTTGCAACTGGCATTCCTTCTGGAACCTCCAATTTAACTCCACCCTGGAATCTCTTATTGTAAACTACGTTCTTTAGTCTTAGCTTTTGCATAGCAGTAGTAAATACTGTTGCTACGTTTGAAGCTGTAACTACAAAACCGTTACCAGATGTACCTCCAAAAGAACCATCATCAAGAGTAGTCCCTGCTCCTTGGTACATTTTTAGCAAAACATCACCATCAATTTGATTAATAAGTGCATTTGCTAGTTTCTTACCATACTTCTGTTTAAGAGGTAGGTGAGCTTGCAATTCATCAAGTTTCTTGATGTAAATTGAAGCTTCTTTTTCATAACTAACTGTCAATGTCTCAGCAGTATCAGTAATTGCTTGAGTTGAGTAACTTCCGTCACCACCCATGTCATTTACTTGAACATCTGAAGCATATGACCGTGAAATAGTTTGACCTTTAACGAGATCAGACTCTAGTCTTGTATCAGCAAGGATCTGATATACAGGCTCCTTGAAGTGAGACATTTGGTATTCCGCACTAAAGACCGTTTTAAAGGTCATTGTGTTTGGGTTTGCTGCCATAATAATGTTTTAATGTTTAAATTAGTAACTTTCTCCCTTGAGAATCTTCAGCAAGACCCTCAGATTTCATCATACTTTGATATTTTGTATTCCAAGTTGTAAATTCAGCCTCAGACATCTTTGATATATCGGCATTTGGATTAAAGTCTGTTGGAACAGTCTCATCTATTTGCTTATTACCCTTAGACTCGAGTCCTCGTTTTTTTGGAGATACAAGCTCTTTAAGTACATCTTTGTGTTTAAATGCTATGTAATCGAGTGACTTATCATTCCACCCTTCCGAGTGAGCAATTTTATCTAGCTCAACTTTCACAGTGTTTAATTCTTCTTGCGAAGCTGTCGGGAAAAATTCCTTCAAGGTTGGAATAGTCGCAGTGAATTCCTTTTCAAATTGTTGTTTTTCAACAACTTCTTTGTTTTGGTTTGAGAAGTTTTTAGCATCCTCTAGGATTTTACGATCTTCATCGCTCAATCCAGGTACCTTTAGATCCTTTAGAAAAATATCTCGCATTTTCTTTAATCCTGCCGGATCGAGATTGCTTGATTTCGCGAACTCATCAAGATCATCTAATGCTTCTTTTTTTTCTTCTGGAGTCTTAGCTTTTGCTAAAGCTTCTTTTAATTCATCGCGCTCTTTTTCTGCTTGAAGACGCGCTTCTTTCTCTTCTTTCAACTCGGATTTTTTATCCTTGTATTCATCGTAGATAGATCGCTTTTTCGGTTCCTTATTGTCCTCTAGCTCCTTTACAGGTTCCTTCGGCTCAATTTTAGGCTCCTCGGGAGTTTTCTCAGGTTCCTTGATCGGTTCCTTTACAGGTTCTTTCTCTGGTTCCTTAGCTGGCTCCTCTGTTATTTCAGGAACTTGTACGCCATTAGCTAATAATTCCTTTTTATATTCATCTTCATTCATACATTTGATTTGTTTAAAGTCTCGTATCACGAGAGATAGGTTTTGAATCCAGTCCTATAACTTTGCTCCACTAATGCCCGCGAGCCTGGGGAAAAGATACTATTAGTGTCTTTTATTCTTGGGTCATCCGGTCGAAGATGGCCCAAGTAAAATTACGCTATCGTTCCCTTTCTTTTTGTTGCAAATTCATTTGCAAGGTCTAGGAAATTATCTCCATGAACTTCTTTTGAATAAACTCTCGATGTATTATCAAATAGAACTGTAACTTCTGTCTTTTCTTCATCTGAATTCTTAACATCTTCAGGCAATAAAGCCTCTAGCTCTTTCTTTGAGAGCGTATCATCAAATTCAATTTCTGCTGCTATTAATTTTTCGATTATTTCTGGTTTTGTCATGATATTTAATATTATGATTAATTTATAATTTATGTCGCGCTCAACGCGTGATTAATTTCTTCTTCAACTTGTTTAAGTGACGATTCTGGATCTCCACTAGCTAAAGATAAAATAAATAAACATGCATCTTGCTTACCCCACAAAGATTTTCTCTCTTCGTCTGACAACGACCGATTCTTTGCCAACATTATTGATAAATCTTTATAGGTATCTTTACATTGTTTGACTATCAATCTTGTAACATCATGTTCTTGCCAGGATTTCAAATTTTCATTTTCAATGATAGTTTTCTGCCATTCATCAATTTTTGATTGATTATCTTCAAGAGTTTCATCATCTACATCTGAGGCTAGGAATATTTGTTTTATTTTTTCTAGTTGGTCCATATAATTATTGTGACATTGCTGCGCCCATACTCATTGCTCGACTCATCCCTCCAGACATACCTGGATTTTCAGATGTATTAGTACTAGCTGGAGCAGAAGGATTTTGTAATTGTTGCTTTGCCATAGTTGTTGCATCCTCCATTATTTGCCTTTCTATATTTTGTTTTGCTATATCTTTGTGATCCATTGCATACTTCATTAGTTTTTCGAACTTGTCTTTTAGAGTTGATCGCTTATCGGATGCAAAGTCTACGATTTTTTGTATAAATGCTATATTTGCTCCATACCATAGCAATGGTTCTTGGCCCATTAAGATTAATTGGATTGATTCAGAAGCTTTTGCTATAGCTTTTCTATTTGAATATGTTTTTACATCAAGAAATTCGGCAATTTCAGAATCCTCATATCCTCCCACAGAACGAAGAATCTCCTCATCTCGTTTTTGCCCATTAATATTTGGGCTTTTGAGTACAAGTGTTAGGGCATCAGTTCGTCTCTTAGCTTTTATTTCGCTATCCTGGACTTGTTGATCAGTAGATTGAATAAGAACATCAATATCCTTCTTAGTATTTAAATCGAGACGTGTAATCTCATCCCAGTCCCATCCACCCTCACCCATGAGCCTAATAGCCATCTTAGAAGGCATATGGTCTTTAAGTCCCCAGATATATGCTTTACCAAGATCAGCCATCATATCTTGGAATGGTTGCGCTCCCCATCCAATACGCTTTGAGACTGATTTCTGCTCTGCAAAAGTAACCGATGCTTTCTTTGATACTTCTTGAGTACTACCCATTGATAGGTCTGTCGCTCCAGTATTTCGCCCAAGTGATCCAGTAATCCAGTCAATAAGGTTTACAGTTCCGCCAAGCTCACCCACTTTAAATTCATATACTCCCTCAGAGATTCTTCGAGTTCCTCCTTTTGTATCAGCGGGGACCAGCGCATCCGGTCGGTGCATGGCCTCATCAAGTTTTCGAACATCTGGAAACATATCTTTATCATATGCTCGAGCACCAAAATTTCGCTTTTCTCGGTTTGTAAGCTCTTGATTAAACATTGCGACAATAGCATCAGCTGCAGAATAAAGATCGTCAGCATAACCTTTTGAAAGGAAATTCTCATCATCCTCATGTGTTGCATAAGTCTTCCAAGGGTAAAGTCCAGAAGAATCAACATCCTTCCATTTCTCGAATCGTAACCAAGTTTTTGACCATGGGTGAAACACAAGGTAATATCGAACACCATTTATATTTAAAATATGATTTGCTAGTTTATAGACAGCTTCTCCAACATAAGAATTATTCTCAGCATCCAGTCCCATAGGCTTGAATCGAGATAGTCTATCTGCCATATCTTGAGATCCAGATGGAAGGTAATTTTCATCAAGGCATGTTGTAAATAGCTTTTCTGCTTGGTCTTTGTTATAGATACCACTCTTAACACCAGCGATTATTTCACTTTTTGTCTTATCAATATCCTCAACTCCAGCAAAAAGGTGATTTTCAAGGTAAAGACCTCCTTTTGGTTGGAAGTTAAAGTTCTTTAGATTGATTGTATTTAGTTCTGAACTGTATTCTGGATCAGATGTAGCCCGATACTCAACAATCGCTCTACCAGTCATTATGGCGTGTTTGCGGGCCATTCTAAGCTTAGAATCCCACTTACTGTTATTGTTTGAATCCATTATCTCCATTTGAAATGCAGCATTGACCTTATTTATCTTGAAATAGTCAGCTGCATCCCCTTCCTTAAATTTTACCTGGATTGGAGTATCATATTGCGCATTCAAAGTATCAATCATCCCAGGGAACACAGGGATTGGGACGTTGAATAGTTGTCTTAGTTTTTTAGATGTTTTACCGTCATAGAGTGCCCAGTACTTTGCTATTTTTGCAAGACGTGGTTTCTTGAATTCATAACAAGCGTTGATCTGATTAATAGCAGTATTAACAGCTTCGGCAGCAAGTTGCTCCTTGTTCATGTTTAAATATTTACTGTCTCCAAAATAGTCAGGTTTTTCTTCCATTGTTAATAATCTATCAAATAGCTATTTTTTGTCGCGCTCACGATAATACCTTCGTGAACATCTCTCGCATCTTCCTTTCGAATGATGATCAATTAGGCAAAATGGTATTGAACAATCTAGGCATCTTCCAGACTTATCATTTTTTTTATATAAAATATCTTGCACATAACCACAGTGGGGGCAGGGGGTAAAATCAATTATTAGTTGCCGACTAGAACAATCCTTGATATTTGGAATATCATAAAGTTTCTCACATCTTTCGCACCGCTTAGAGACTGAGTGGATCTTCATCGCTTAACATTGGAGACTCATAAGGTGGTTGGACATAGGACTCGACACATCCTAAGGGGCAAATTAGCGCCCCGGTAATTGGATCAGGAATACACTCTTCATCTTTGTAGAGTTTCTTACAGATTTTGCAACGAAACATGTTATCGCGTTTTACTTTTTCTGGCATGGTTTATGATATTTAAATCCTATAAATTCTCCAATAAGACCATTTTTATATACTTTTTTACTTGCTTTCATTTTTTTTATAAAAGATTGCATAATCTTATTAATATTCTTTTCAGTAACAATTATCTTTTTCATATTATTCTTCTAAGCCGGACCTCTGATATTCCGGCTGTTGATAAGTTGTGGATAAATCACTTTTAATCACTGCATGATTCTTCATTTGATATGCAATAGCACACGCAATAAGTAAGTCAAAGTGTCTTGTAGTCAATCGGACATCTTCATCTCGATCCATAAGGTCATCTCGAGAATAAGATCTTAGTTCAGCTTTCAAATCCTCATCAGATAGCTCTAAATGTCCATCCTCAATCGCTTTCTTTAATTCGAATAACATCTTCGGTTTTGTCATTCCATTAGTATTCCAGCCATAGGTCCTAGTCTTTGGAGGAAGTCCGACTCTAGTTTCTTTTTGTTCAGTAAAGAAAAGGTTATCGTAGATTTGCTTGAGTCTTCCGATACACATATCAAATTTATTGTTTTCTACCGCAACGATTGGAGCGCCATAGCGATCAGCTTGGTTCTTAATCTCATCTCCGAATGTATCAGGCTTAATAGTATTATTCGCAAATGTCGCAACGACTCTGTTGGGCACGGTAGAAAAATCTATAATCACAGAGGTAGATGAATCTAGCCCAACACCTCCAGCAACATCGGCCCCAAGTCCATATCTATGATCATGAACATAGTTATAAAATATCTTGAAGTCAGCAATAGTTCTAATTGGTTGTATTGTTTTTTGATTATCGAGTATAGAACGATCAAAGAATACATCAGCGCCCGCGGATGGTTCACACATATACTCACCAGCGAAGTCATCAGTATTCTTTTCGATAGTATTAATCTCAGCCATTGTATAAGCAGACCATGTAGGCTTGCCATCCTTTTTGATTGGAGTAATCAAAGTATTATCTCGATACTTTTGCACAAGTTTGTGCACATTACCTCGCTCTGAAATATAGTTACATGTTGCAATAACCCCTCCGTCCTTTGAGAGCCCAGTAATTGCTTCCTGGATGTTATTCCAAATAGTCTCAGTCACTACTGCAGATCGTAAGGTATTGCGAGTTTCAATATCTTCAAGCCATACCTCATCAGGTCTTGACTCGTCCTGGAGTTGTCCTCGCTGGTCCATACCAACAGTGACCGCTAGAACTTTAACTCCAGTCGCTGTATCAAACACTCCCATTGTCTCTTGACGTTTCTCTTCAGACTTTCGAAATATCTCAGGGTAATAATATTTTATTCTACCTATCGCAAGCATGTTGAATATGTCAGTCACAATTTGTTTTGCATTTCCGAGATCCTTTGTTGCAATCTTTAGATACTTTCTTTTATGGTCCATATCATTTGCAATTACAAAAGCCCGGAACAATTTAGTCCGGGATGTTTTCGCACAACCTCTAAAACCTATATTTACAAATATCTTTTGAGTAGCTCGATAGACAGCAATATTATTCTTATCAATCTCTAAATGAAAAGGTGCATCAGGTGACTTAAAGAAATTAGGGAAAAACCATCTCGCCCAAAGGTGAAATTTTATTAATACTTCTTCATCAGTATTAGTTGAGTCAAACGCTAGTAGCGCTCGGACCTCCGATTTGTCTCCCCCCTCCAACATCTCTAGTGCTAGCGATATGGATGATGGCTTCTCTTGCTTTAAGTTTTGTTGCGTCATCAAAGAGCGATTTATTAATATTAAGATCAATAACATTTACTGCTTTTCCGAACGCACGGTCGGTTAGCCATTCCCTGGCATCTTTATTACCTTCTTTTGCTTGAGTTATAGCCATATCTACTATAGGCATAAACTCAGTTTGAAGTTTTTCACATATCATAATACGAGCCCTTTCAGCTTCAAGAGCTGCAAAACCTTTTGGCCTACCAGCTCCTGGTTGTTTTCCACCCTTTTTACCCATATTAGATAAGATTCTATAAATCTATTTGCTTAATTCGTCAATAGTAGCTAGAAATACCGCGATGTTTGAATTCTTTAAAGTTATCTCGGATTGATTCATAATCATTTGATTTGCATTCTGATCAAAAACATTTTGCAATCTTTTAATCTCAGTTTCTAACTCTTTCTTTTTATCATAAGCTTCTTTTGTACCAGGTGTAACAAGCTCTTCTTCACACTTTGTAATAAGAGCTTTTACTCCACTATTTTGTAATTCTAAAACTTTCTGAGAATGAACCAAAAGATCAATCTCTCCGTTAAAATTATTTATTTTCTCTTGTATTGCACTAATCTTCACCTCGTTTGTTTCTGGCATACCATCCTCATAAGGAACACAAAGAGAGCCATTGGAAATTAAAATATGTGCAGATGCTGCTAAATGATATTTATTTAGTAATTCATTAACTCCACTATCATCTGTTATTGCAAAACTTTTTACTCTTAACATTATTTATTTAAATTAACTTTTAATTTTCTAGCCCTCACCATCTTTAAAGCATGATCAATCCTCTCCTTCGGAGTCATTTTTTTATTCTTTATAGTTGCGATTATTCGCATCCTATTCGACCTTTCCTCTGGAGATATTTTTGACCAATATCTTTTTTTTGCTTCACTGAAATTATTCATTGAAATAATTATATAACATGCACAGTGATAAGCAAGTGGGGATAACTAACGCAATCTACATTTAGCACATCTCACAGTTAAAAAAGATTCTTCCAATATTAAATATTTTTTATCTTTAAAAGTTACACCCATTCCTAAACCAATACCTCGTTCGCCGCAATCTTGGCAAGTGTGATCAAATTTTCTTAAAATATTTTGTTTCAATTTCCAATTTGATTTAAGTCTATATCCAATTTCTTTTACAGTTTCTTTATGATTTAATAATTTTAAAAATTCTTTAGGTAGCATCCCAGACTCAATTTGTTTCTTCATCAACTTATGTGCCACAGCTTTTGAGTGAGTCTTCATTAATAAGTTCCTAACCCTAGTAAACCTTGCTTTTATGTATTTATTCATATATCACTTATTTTAGGGGGTCTTACATCATTCTGTCAAGCCACTTATACACAATTTTTTAAATATATCACATAGCAAAAACATCAAAAACGGTATGCAAGCAACTTTTTATCTATATATCACAATGCTTTTTTGTATATAGTATTACCTTATATATTTAGGAAAGACTGGTATAAAATAGATATGTATATATATATACATACCATTTACTGGGGAAACTCTTGGAATCGCTTTTTTTAGGGGTGCAGGTAAGTTTTTTTATTTCTACCTTTATATAGTAATACACTTTCACCATCTCTTTTTTGTGTTTTTTTTAGACTTTTTTAAATTTGACACTTTTTTACGAAATGTTACCATTATGTATATATAAATTTAGTCACTTATATATAATTAAAAATTAACCAAATTTAACCATGGCAGATCTAGCAACAGTGTGTTTATCAGGAAAAGATATCGAAGCATTTGAGAAAGTATTAGCATATTATCCAAAAATGTCTCGATCAGGAGTTTTGAGAGAACTAATCCGAGACGAGGCCCATAGAATTCAACAAGAGAACTTATCCACACCTAAGCAAGTTGCACCAACTATTTAACTTGCGTATAATATAAATATATTAATTAATTAGATAATAAAAAATGAAAATCACAGAAAAAGAAATTGCACCATTTATAAACAAAGCAAAGTCTCTCACAATCTCTGGACCAAAAGATATGGAAAAGAGCGCGGAGATCCTTTCACAACTCAACAGGCAACTTGATGCGCTTACAGAAGACAAAGAACTCCTCACAAAGCCTATCAACGAGTCTTTAAAGCAAATACGAGCAAAGTATAAGCCTCTCGAGACTCTACTCGACAGCGCGATCCGGGCCATTCGTAGCGAGCAATCTAGGTACCAAACAGAGCAGATTAAATTAGCAAGAAAAGAAGAAGAAAAATTAGCAGCCAAAGTATCATCTGGATACATTAAGCCCGAGACTGCAATTAGTAAAATGGAAGACATAAAAACTCCAGAGGCTAAAATCACTACTGACTCTGGATCACTAAAGTTCCGAGAAGACAAAATACTTAAAATTACAAACCATCTTCTTATCCCTCGCGAATACCTTGTAATCAATGAGAAAGCACTATTAGATGCCTTGAAGACTGGACAGGTTATACCAGGAGCAGAGCTAGACATTAAATTAGTACCAATCAATAACCGAAGATAATATGGAACTTAAACAAGTACTCAAAAACACCCCCTACCGTATCAGACAACCTCGTGCAAAACTTAGTGATTATCTTTTGGTTATCGGATTCATTCTGTTCGTGATAGTTTGCACTATAGGATTTATTAGCTTTATGTACTGCTCATGTATGTATATAACTCATGGAATAAAACCAGCATGGATAAACTTTTAAACAAAGTAGAACAGTACCACAAAGATAATCTTGCTATTCTTAAACAAAAGAATGCTGATTACTCCGGGGCTAACAACGATCCTTTCAAGAATTTTAAAGCGTGTAACCTGTACGGCATAACAACAGAGCAAGGCTTACTGGTCCGAATGTCAGATAAGATGATGCGAGTATCAAACTTACTCACTAAGGATAACGAGGTAAAGGATGAAAGTATTAAGGACACTCTCAAGGACCTCTCAAACTACGCATTGATATTATTAGCTTATATAGAAGACAATGAATAAAATAGCTGTCATACAAGTTGGAGTTATTCTTTATCAAGGTAAAGATCATTGTTGGAGATTATTAGAAAAAGGTATCTTACAGTTTTTTGTTAATGATAAATGGGTTAATGTATTGGATCTAGGAGACTTAAATAATACTTGCGAATATTGTTTAGGAACCGGCTACATCACAACCCCAGCCTATCAAAATGGAGGTGAGATCGTGGATGAAAGCAAGACTAAGTGTGTTTGTAAAGACAACTCATAGAAAAAGACATGAAGAAGATTAAAAGCTAATATGAAACCAGAATACCTCGAAATAGTAATTAGATACGCCAAAGAACACCAATACGATATTACCTCTATAATTCTAGGCAATGTGATATTTAAGGAATACGATGGCGATGGATACTTTAGAATTAAGAAAACAGTCGAAGAGATAAGAAGATATTACGGATTAAAAGCATAAGAGAAATATAGAATGAAGAAAATTGAAATAAACTTCACTGCCACTCAAATAGCTAATAGAGAACTGGTAACCCTTGACGCTTTGGGTATGAAGATTGTCCTTGATAAGATAAATGAGATTATAGAAGTTATTAACAACTTATCCACCCCTAACAAAGATAAATAAACTATATGATAACTGACATAATAGTAGGCACAATATCAGGAGTAATAGTGTTTGTGGCAATATTACTA